GATCTGGAATGCGACGAGCAGGACGCCCCAGTCGGCGGATGAGCCGGTCAGGCTGTAAGACCCGGCTTCTGCGCCGTTGGTGGAGTTCTTCCACGCGATCTCAATGTCGGCGTTGCTGTTGCCGTTGACGCCGTGCCCGGAACCGGTGTAACCCGACGGGTCGGTCCACGTTTCGGGGCCGCCGTCGTCGCCGTAGACCGAGACGAGGAATTCGTTACTGGCGGTGCTGCTGTAGGTGGGTGACCCGGTGGACGCGCCACCGGTGCCGGTTTTGGTGCCCCCGGTGCCGTCAAGCATCGCCGTGGTGTTCCCGGTCACCAGGCCCGACACTTCGGCGATCAGGATGGACGCATTGACCGAGCCGGAGAAATGCGCGGTGATCGTCGGTTTGGTGCCCACATCCCCCGATGGGGTGTCCATCGCATACAGTGCGACGGTCACCTTGGTCGCCGTGGTCACGGTGACCATTGACGTCAGGTTATTCGTGCCGTCGCTGACCGAGGTGATCGTCTCGTTGGTCGCCAGCTCTACCGCGACCGCGGCGATGATCTTCGTGCCGGAGGTGAGGTTAGCCGCACTGAACGCGACACCTTTGGAATTAGCGGTGGTGCCGGTCGCAGCGCTGGAAACTGCCTGGAGCACTGACCAGGCCATCGGCCATCACCCCAGGTTCTGGTCGAAGACCCTGATGTAGTCGATCAGGCAGCTTTCTGTCGTAGTGGGGCCACCGGACAGCATCTGCAGGTAGGCGAGCAGGAAAAACTGGGCACCTGACGTGGGGGGGCCTTCGGTGGTGTCGGTGCCGGTCGTGGACCCGTCGAAGGTGAATACGACATGGACGCCGGGTTTCCACTGCGCCTGGTACACATGGAATGCTGCGGACAGGTTGACACCCGGGTTGTTCGTCTTCTGGAAACCTGAGCCGCCGCAGAATACGTTCGTGGCGTAGTCGGTCGCGGTGTAGAACTGCGGCCACTCGTTGACGTCGATCTCAGCCTGGTCGGTGGTGTTCCAGCCGGACTGCTGCGGGTCGGTCTTCCATGCGGTCAGATAGTGCTGGCCTTCCAGCCAGAAACTCGGCCAGTAGCCGTTGCCCGCGTCGGCCATGACCTGCATCCGCGTCTCAAACGTCATCGTGTTACCCGCGGCGGGGGTGTAGGTGCGCGTGTTCGACTGCATCGCGCCGGACGTCCACGGCTGTGTCGTCGTCCCGCCGCCCGCTGATGGGTATTTCGGCCCGGACCAGGTCACATGCTCCGCGGTCAGCTTGATGTTCCCGCTGCCGTCAAGGACGCAATGGGAAGCCGAATAGCCTTCCACCTCGGACTGCGCCAGGTAGCCGCACCGGTTGTCGTAAACCCACCACTCCGGGTCGACCGGCCCAGAGGCGGACCCGTTGAAATCGTCGCCGAACACGAGCCCACTCAGCGGGGTGTTGGCACCAGACTGCGCCGACTCCGCCGATGAGCCGGACGCCGAGTTCGCCTTGACGGTGAACGTGTAGGCCGTCGAGTTCGTCAGCCCGGTGACGGTGCCCTGAAGGTAGGTGTTGCCGTTGCTGCCGGTGATCGAGCCGGTGGACCCGGACGCGATCGTGGTGGGTGTCTGCGGCACCGACGAAACATACGGGGTAATCGTGTACGAGGTGACACCCACACCCGGATGCAGCCATGACACGGTCGCACCAGCGTCCTTGGTGATGCTGGTGACGTTGCTCGGCGCGGGCGGCAGGTTCAGCGGCGCCGGCGCGGCGATGACATGGCTGTACGCCATCCGGCCTACTCGGCGACCTTCACATAAATGTCATAGGTGACAGCGAGGGCGCTGATCTGCCACAGGACGACCGTCCCGATCGCCGACGCCGACCACATGGTGAACTCGCCCGGCTGCCACGTGAAGATCACCCCGGCACCGACGACCCCCTGGATTTCCGCGCGGCGCATGAACGTGGTGGGCGCGGTCGGCGCGGTGCCCCACGTCGCGGCGATCGTGGTGTTCCCGGCGATCGTGTCGGCGGCGTGCATCGCCTGGACGGTTGTCAGCGTGCCGGGGGTGATACCGATCGCCGCGGGCCGGCCGATACCGACTTCGGCGGCGACACCGGACTGGTTGAAGATGCCGATCTCGCGGACCTCGGGGAGCCGTTTCCCCGCGGCGATCGCAGCGGCGATGATCTCCGCGAACGGAGCCGCGGCGGCGCCGGTCGTCTTGGTCATGCCGCCTTCGTAGATGTGATCAGCCATGCCCGTTTCTCCCTACCACTGGCTGGCGTCGGCGGTGATCGACGCGGCGGCGAAGGTGAGCGTGTTCCCGTTCGCGAGCGTCACGCTGGTGATGGATCCCTGCAGGTAGCGGAGGGGGGTAGCGGCGGTGTCCCAGATTTCGATCGCCACCACCGCCGACCACGCCGCGCCGGCCGTCCACGAGACGGAGTTGTTACTCGTGGAGACGCCACCGGACGGGGTGCCGAACGCGGAGGTGCCCATCGAGTTCCCGCCCGCGGTGTACCCGGTCGCGGACAGCTCGGTCCCGTTCGCCGTGTTCGATCCTTGCGCGGTCATCAGCCGGAGCTTGAACGGCGGCGTGACAGTGAACGCCGACCCGCCCGACGTCCCCGGTGTGACCGTGAACGACGTGCTCGAGGAGTACAGCGCCTGCATCAGCTTGTTGACCAGGTTGTTCCCGCCGGTGTTCCGGTCGGTCATGTTCGCCATCGGGTCAGCCCACCTTCACCGGGATCAGCAACGATATCTCCACCGGCCGGCACACCTGGCACCCCGCCGCCCCCGGCCCGCACGGCGTCCCGTCATGCGCGTGCGAGGACGGGCACGCGTTCGCCGCCGCCTCATGCGAATGCGCCTGGGTGCAGCAGCCGCACACCAGGGCGTCGGTGTCGACAACGTCCATCGCCGACGACGCGCCGCACTGTTTACATGTAACCCGCCACACTTCGCCCTCTCCCATTCAGCCTTTACCGGGTTTGCCACCGAAAAACAGGTGACGCCGTTCCTGGATGTGCCGCAGATGCTCTGAGGTGAGCGTCTTCTCATGCACGTCGGGATGGTGAAGCGCGCACAGTTTCCGCACCACACCGGTGTCAGGGTTGCGCAACTCGTAGTGGCCCAGGAACGGGCACCACCGGTACCGGCAGTTCTCCCGCCGGTACCACACCACCGCCGCCACCACGAACGACAGGTACGCCAGGTCTGACCCGGCGCCGGACCAGAACAGGTAGTGGGAGTCGTTGCCCTGCCCGGTTTCGAAACCGAAGAAATGCTGGATCCAGTCAGCGGCCGGCCCGTGGCGCAGGTCGATCACCACCACCGCGGCGACGATGACCGCGGCGGTGATTCCCAGCCGCCAGTAGAACCGCCGCACCCCGGGTCACTTAGACGTGGTCTTGCGTGACACCTTCGCGGGTGCCTCCGCGGCCTGGAGTGCCTCCGCGGCCTGGACGGCAGCGGGGGACGCGATCCCGGCGGCGACCAGCGCGGCCCCTTCGTCGGGGCCGACGGTCAGGGTCTGCCCGACCTCCGGCCAGCCGGTGCCGTCGCCGCGGCCACCGGAGATGTGCATGTTCATCGTCACATCCACGCCTACAGCCCTCCGTATGCCGCTTCCCACTTCTGCCAGTTCCGGTCGATCGTGAACGCCCGGGCGTGCTCCCTGGCTTTCGCCCCCATGTCCGCGCGGAGCTGGGCGTCGGAGGCGAGTTCGGACAGGTATTTGAGCCACTCGTGGTCGTAGCGGACGAGGAACCCCGTCACCCCGTGCAGGATGAACTCGCTGTACGGCGTCACATCGGACGCGATACACGGGATCCCCCTGGCCGCGTACTCCAAAGGTTTGACGTAGCTCTTGGACTTGGCGAACACGGTCGGCACCAGCGGTGCGAGGCCGATGCCGAAGTCCAGCGCCCGGTAGTACGCTTCCGCGTCGTCGCCGATTTTGATCCACGGCCGGAACAAACAGCGGTCTTGCGGGGCGCGGATGGTCGGCCGGTAGTCGGTGCCCAGGAGCACCGCGTCCCACCCGGGGAATCTGTCGAGGAACACCCGCAACGGCCGGGCCAGTTCGCCGATGTCCCGCCCGTGGGACGCGCCGCCCTGCCACCCGGCCACCGGCCGGCCGCCGCCCTCCCGGGGCAGGTCCAGCACCCACCCCGGGACGTAGTTCGGCAAGATCGCGATATTCTCGTTGAACTGGCGCATTACCTGCGCGAGGTGCTCGTTGGTGACGGTGACCAGGTTCGCCACCTCCGCCGCGTGCCCGATCGCGTCCGCGACCCGCGGGCTGGAGTAGATCGAGTACGCCTGCCAGTTGACCTGTTCGACGGAGAAGATGTCGTCGTCGATCTCATACACCAGTTTGCTGGTGGCCCGGAGCCTGCGCCACGACGGGAGGGCGTCGCGTTTGTCGATCCGCTGCCCCACGATCAGCGGCCAGTCCGCCGCCGTCCGCGCCTGCACCTTCTCCCCCAGCTCCAGGTGCACGTCATGCCCGTGGGCGGCGAGCTCCCGCAGGGGCATTTTGATCCGGTAATATCCGCAGCCCGAATCGTCGTGCATCCCGAAAATCTTCACGTGAAGTAATAGTCCATCGTCACGTACGGCACGAACGCCCACGACGCGCCGGCGCCCATCCACCGGGCGACCAGGTCCCAGTCGATCGTCGGCAGCGACTGCTCCCACGTCCCCGCGGTGCCGAGGAGTTCCCGTTTGTGGACGATCAGCGACGTGTCGATCTGCCCGTACACCGGCGGTTCCATCCCCACCGGGTACTCCGAACCACCCGGCGGGTGGTACAGCCCCACGCTGTAGCCAAAGTCCGCGTTAGCCGATTCCATCGCGTCTACGACCGACTCCAGATGACCCGGGCGGAACGCGTTGTCATCATCCAGATAGGCGATGTACGGGCCGGTGGACATCTCGATCCCCTTCAACCTGGCCCAGTGCCCCCACCGCGCCTGCGTGTCATGCTCGCCGACCTCGCCGTACAGCACGTGGGGCCATTGCAGGCGCATCTGCAATTTCAGGTCCAGATCCGGGCCGTCCGACACGACGACATGTTCGATACACGGGTAGGTCTGCGCGACGACCGACGGGACGCACCGTTCGAGGACGGTACGGTGCCGCTGCCACGTGGGCGTCACAACGGACACTAACGGGCGAGCCACTGCCGGTACCAGCTCACCGTCTCCACCACCTGATGCGGCCACACGTCGGTGCACACCGGCACCCGGGCGACCACTTCGGCGTCTTCGGGTTCGCCGTCACGGGGTGGCACCTGGAGGAGGACCGGCGGCACCGGCCAGTCCGCCGCGGCGGCGATGTCCGCGGCGGCCTGGATCACGCTGAACGGTTTCCCGCACCCGGCTTCGACGACCTGCCCGGCGCGGCCGCCGCCGATTTCATCCGCGAGCGCGGCGGCGACAGCGCAGACGTGGACGGGGTCGATCGTCTGCGTCCCACCGCCGCACAACTCCAGCGGCCGGCCCGTCAAAGCGGAGCAGGCGAAGGTGGGGAAAAACTTGTGCACCGGCGCGGGCCCCCACGGCGCCCCGGGGAGCTGCCCCTCGCCGTACACGTGGAACGCGCGCACGACGGTGATCTGCTCGCCGCGCCACCGCGCCCGCGCCAGGCCGAGGTCCTCCGCGGCGCCTTTGGTGATCGCGTAGGGGTTGGGCTGCCCTTTGTGGCCGGTGCCGATCTGCACCACCGGGATCCCGTGTGCCCGCGCGGCGTCGTAGATGTTGACCGCGCCGGTGATGTTCGCGCCGACCGCCTCGAGCTCCGACCCGAACAGCTCGGGGGTGCCGAGGATCCCCGCGAGGTTCACCACCGCGCCGCAGCTGCGCATCGTCCGGTACACGTCGTTGCGCAACCTGACATCATGCGCGGGCCGGTCGAACCGTTCCACCTCGTGGCCGCGGGATTCCAGTTCGGCGGCGAGCCACCGGCCGATGAACCCGGACGCGCCCGTGACCAGGACCCGCATCAGGTTTTCACCACGAACAACGTGCCCACCAGCTCGTCCGCGCCCGCCGGGTACTCCTCGTCGAGGACGGTGCGCACGTCGGGGCAGCAGCAGTCCTCGCCGTAGTCGTGGACGGCGATGATCCCACCCGGCTCCGACAACTCCCGCGCCCACCCCACATCGTTGCGGACCCCGGCCGCGGTGTGATCACCGTCGATGAAGATCAGCCCGAACTGCCAGCCCTGCTCGGCGAACGTCGGCAGCACCAGCCTGGAGTCACCCGGCACCGCGCTGATCTTGTGCTCGACGCCGTACGCGGCCATGTTCCGCCACGCCACTATTCCCGCGCCCATGTCGCCGCGGTCGACCGTCGCGACCGACAACGCACCCGCCGCGGCCATCAGGCACGCCGAATACCCGTACGCGGTGCCGGTTTCCAGCACGGTGTGCCCGGTCGCGAGCTGCGCGAGCAGCGCCGCCTCCTCCGCGAGCAGCGACGTGGAGATCGGGAGGCCGCCCCCGGCGGCTGGGACGTCCCGCCACGGCAGGTGCACTACGTCTGCCGCCACGGCGCGGGGCCGTCTTCGAACTCCGAATCCCACCCGTGGCCGGCGCCGCCGGCGGGGACGGTCTCCACTTTTTTCCACCCGGAAATGTCCCCGTCGTCCGCCGCGTCGTACGGCGCGCCGGGCTGGCGGGGGGTGTCCTGGACCGGGCCGCTGTCAGCCACCGTCGGTCACCGTCCTCCACTTGTCACTACTCGGGGCGAAGCTGCCTTTGACTTTCCGGTCCGGGGCGGTGCCCAAAGGGACGTCGCCGGACCAGGTGACCGCCGGGTCCGACTGCGTCTCCTGCGACGGGACGGGCGTCGCCGGCGGGCTGCCTTTCGCGGTCATCGCACCGGCGGGAATGTGCACCATGTTCCCACCCTCCTGCGATGTGACCCACGCCGCGCCCTTCGCCAGGCTGGACAGGTCCTGCATCACCGGGCGCCTTTCTTGTACCCGCCGGCCAGGACGCTGCCACCGCCGGCGCCGGTGGAGGTGGGCTGGTTCCCTTTCAGCCCGGGCAGGTCCGGGCCGCCGCCCGCATACGAGCCGTCGATCGCCTGGGTCCAGTCGTTCGGCCCGGAGATGTCGTCGCGGATCGTGTCCATCTGGTTCGTCCCCGACAGGAAACTCCCCGGGCGCGTGTACTTGACTGTCGTCCCACCCGGCGACTCGTTCTCCGCACCCGCCGTGCCGGGGGCACCGGTGTCCGCGGTGTCCGCCGCGCCGAGACCGGAGATCCCCTCGGTCAGCTGGCCGGGTTCGTTCGTCGGATCCGCCGGGCCGGCGGCGCCGGCGGTGCCCGGCGCGCTGGTGCCCTGCGGGAGCTGCACCCCGAACAGGCTGCCGGCGTAGTTCCCCTTCTCGAACGTCGGGTCCAGGCCCGGCTCGTCGGTGCCGGAGAACGTCCCCGACTCCCGCGACGACCCCTGGACGTCATCACCGGACGGCTGCTGACCAGGCGCCAGATTCGCCATAACATCTCCCTCTTGCTGGTACACGCGGGCCGGCGGCCGAACCCCGGAAGCTTGCAACCGGCCCGCGCGCACACCCACTAACTAACGGCCAATTTAATGGCCACTAATTAAGTTGCTGGCCCTTTGTACGTTTTGATGGCGCCCGTCTGGTCGACCAGTACTCCGTCGCCGCGGAGGACGGCGCGGAAAGCAATAAGGTCCGACCCGAACAAGAAATCGTCGGAACGCTCAAATCTGATGCCGCCGACCAGTCGCACGAAGAATTGTGAGAAATCCCCGAATGCCACTGACTGGGCGCCGGTCGCCACGGCGGGCATGAACGGGTCGGCGACGAGCGGTTTGCCGAGGAGGAGGTCGGGGGAGCCGAGGACCATGCTGGGTTCCCAGATCGGCCGGGAGTTCGCGTCGACGATCTTCCGGAAGCCGCCGATCGTCTTGTCCGCCGCGATCCAGTAACACGACCTCGACTGCCGGTACGGGGCGATCACCGAATATTCCAGGTCGACCAGGTCGGAATACTGCGCCGCGCCGCCCTTGCCGGTCGTCGTGCCGGTGATGCCGATCGTCGCGGACGTCATGAACCCGGTCGGCTGGCTGGTGCCGGTGCCGGAGACGAGGTCGGAACCGAACTTATTCCCGATCGCCCGCCCCGCCTGCATCGCCAGGTACCCGATTAGATCCACCGCTTTGTTACTCCCCGCCGTACAGCGGGGGGGCTGGTCATTTCTGCCAGCCTCTGCATGTCTCCATGCAGGCCGGACTATATCTTCACCTCAGTGAGGTGCCACGTACATAGTCTCTGAACCTTCCCGTCGGTGCCGCTGCGCGGTCCAGGCGGGCTCGGCTGCTGATTGCCCCTGCTGATCGCTTTTCAAACCGTCGCGCTCAGGCTTTCGCCTCACGCTGTGGTGAGATCAGGTGATTCGGGTGTTCCAGCAATTCTCGCGGTTTTTACTGACAGATCGCTCTGTCAGGCGGCCTGGAGAAGTTGACCGCTGTCGTCGATTAGTTCCCGCGCGACCTGCAGCAAGATGCCGTACTTGTAGCTGGACAGGGTGGCCATCGCGAACGCCGGGTCGCTCGAGGGGAGCGTGGCGGCCTGGGCGGCGGTCAGCCCGGCGGAGATCGAATGCTGCGTCGTCTTCGGCACCTGCAGCGTTTCACCACCGGCCGTGTTCAGGACCGTCGGGCCGGCTTGCATGACCCCGCTGACTTCGATCAGGTGGGCGATCAGCTGGTCGTAGAAGTCCGTCGGGATGATGCTCGTGGGCGTGCCCGTGTTCGACTGCAGGATCCGCAGTTCGGTGGAGGTGAACGCGCGGGGGCGGGTGACTTCCATCGCGCCGCCCTTCTCACCCTTCAAAAACGACCGGATCTCCGCATTCAGATCCCGCCCGTTCGAGTCGGCGTACCGCGCGGCCTCCGGGCTGACCGGCCGCTTCCCGATCGCGTTGAACGCCGCGTCGGTGTCACCGGCGCGTTTCTCCGCGGTCAGGACCCCTTCGAGTTTGGAGTCGATGTTGTCGAGTTCTTCCATGAGACGCTGCCAGGTGCCGTTCTCCTCGGCGGTCATCTCACGGTTTTCTTCCGCAGCGGTCTCGATGTAGCTGCGGGCCTCGTTCCACACGTTCAGGCGCCTAGCACGGAGCCTATTCGCAACCTCCGACACGGCGGTTGTCCTTTCTGGTTGTTGGTGTGTGCCGTGGTGCCGGGGTGGTTGCGTTGCCTGCCCCGCTATGCAGTTGTGTCGTGCTGCCTTGCTGCGGTCACTTACGAGCTGGACCGTATGAGCGGCGTCACCGGTTAGGCCCAGGGGTCGCGGCGGCGTTCCATCAGCCGCAGCATCGCCTCAGTGCCCTTGATTCTCGGCGCCGGCGGCGGCGCCGGCGGCCGGTCCGAACGCTGGAAGAACCGGCGCAGTTCGTCCGCGTCGGCGAGCGACCGGACCTCCTCCAGCGGGGCGTCCATCGCCGCGGCGAGCGACCGCAAACCAGCCGACGCGTCCGGGTACGCCGGGTCCAGGACGGGCGCGACATCGACGAGCTGCACCTCATGCAACGTGCGGAGGGGGTAGTTCTGGTCGGTGGTGGACCACTCGTCCCCACCGGGGGGGACGCGGAACGCGAAACTGGAGAACTGCACGTCGCCGCGATCGACCAGCTCGATAATGTCCTGCCGCGACTGCGGCGGCAGCACCTCGTAGTCCAGGCCGACGTTGTCAGTTTGCAGCTGGAGCGTCCGCCCGGCGGTGGTGCCGAGGACCATGTTCGGATCATGGTTGTACCGGGCGACCACATTCGGCCACCCCAAAGACCGCGCCTGGTTGAACGCCCCCGTGCCGACCAGCTCAACGAACCCGCCCAGGTTCCGCGACAGTTTCCCGAACACCGCGCCGTAGCCGCCGATCTTCTGCCCCTCCATCGCCGACCGGACCTCAACCCCACCCGGCGTAAACCTGCGTTCCGGGACACCACCCCACGCCGACCGGCCACTGCTGGAGTCGTCCGCGTCCGGTTCGCCACCCACCTCCACACCGAACTTCTTCGCCGCCGCGCGGATCTTCGGCATCGCCTTCTCCCCGAACGGCGACTGCGACGCCCGGGCGAGCGCGTTACGGACGTGCGCAGCGTCGTGCACAAGGAAGTGCCGCAGGCTACGCGGCGCGGTGCGGCCGGAGGAATCCTTCACCCCACCAGGTTCGATATACGCGAACGCGTCATCGGGCAGATCATTCTGGTCGGCGCTGCTGATCGTCGCCCTCGCGTCTGCGTACATCCCAGCCAACCCTCCGTTATAGGGCTTTCGCCTGCGCGTCCAGCGCGGCGGCCTGCGCCAGCAGGTCATGAATCTCAGTCTTCAAAGCCTGGATCCGGTTCTTCAGGCCCTGATGGTGGGTGACGGCCTTGTGATGCGCCGTCTTCGCCCGCGCCTTCCCCGTCTTCGACACCTTGTGATGCGCCGCCGCCGCGGCTTTTTTCGCCTGCGCGCCCAGATGCTTCGCCGTCGCCGCCGCGTGTTTCTGCTGCGCCTCCAGCTGCCGCAACTGCGCCTCGAGGACCTTCGCGCGGGCGCGGTCCTGGTTCGCCCGCGCCACCAGCGACGCCTTCCGCTTAGCGCGGGACACCCCGGCGGCGCCGTGCGTCACTCTCGGCGCGTTCTGGGGCCGCACAGGGCCTGTTTTCGCGTGCCCCCCCGCCGGCCTGCCGCCGCCTCCGCCGCCGCCGGGGCCGGTGAACTCGCCCCCACCCGGCCCGACGGGCAGGTGGTACGGGTTGAACCGCTTGCCCCCGTGCGCCGCCGCTTTCGCCGCCTCCCACTCCGCGACCGCTTTCACCGCGGCGGCCTGCACGTCGGGATGGACGGCGTTGCCGTGGCCGTCGTGCCCGGCGGCCCAGTTCTTCACGATGCGGGGGGTAAGCCGACAGCCATCTGTATGGCCTTGCTTTCTGGATGACCCTGCGCGACCAGGTGATGCGCCACGTGCTGCACATACGCTGGAAGCTGCAAGCCCTTGACGTGGAACAAGCCAGGCCCAGCAGGAGAGCCGAACGGTTCATGAACCGTTGAGGCTACGGGCGTCTCCGCCGTCCGCAGTTGCGCGAGCAGGTCATTTAGACCAAGAGGGACCGTCAACCTTCACCACCCCCCTTCTCGCGTCGTCTAGGACGCCCATTACCATTCACAGCCGGAACCTGCTGGGACTGGCCCGGTGCCGGGGCCTGCTGTGCTGGACCCGGAGCAACGGGAAGCTGCCCCGGCACCGGACGACGTGGGAGGTTGGCCGGGTTCGACAGCGGCTGCCCCGTCGTACCCTCCCCAACCAGCTCCTTCAGCCCACGGGCCGCCGCGACCTGGATCTGCAGCGGCGTGTAATCGGTGCCGTCGTAATCCGACGGGTCGGTGGGTTTGGGCAACGGCGGCAGGTCCTCGATCGCCCTGATCTCGTCGACGTTCATCAGGCCGATATCCCGCGCCGCGCGGTACGAGTTGAACCTGGTCGTGATGTCGGTCCGGTTCCGGCTGTTCCGGTTGAACACCGCCGTCTGCAACGCGGGGAGCACATCATCCAGCGCGGTTTCCAGCCGCACCAGCCACGGGTCGAGGGTGTCCGCGATCATCGCGATCCCCTCCGCCTCCACATTCGTATACGTCATCGAATCGCCCCGCACACCACCCACCCGGTGCGGCGGCACCCCATACACCGACGCGATCTGCGTCGCGTTCAGCTGCATCGCCTCAACAAACTGCGCCTCGTTCGGCGGCACGGCAACGGGTTTGTACTCCCAGTCCCTGCCGTACACCAAAGGTTCACGCCGCCGCTGCGCCCGCACCAGCTGCGCCTTGATCTTCGACGCCTGCTCGTCGTCCACTTCCCACTGCGTGTTCTGGAACGTCCCCGGCGGGAACCCACCCGACTTGTACCAGTCCGCCCCATAGCCGAGCGCGTCGATACCCGCCTCGATCAGCATCTGGAAATTCCGCAACGGCGAAATCCCCGCCGTGCACCCCGGCACCGTGAACGCCCGCACCAGGAACAACTCATCCCGCGACACGGGCTTGCCCTCGTAGAAAATCCGCGCCAGGGCCGGGTTGAACGGCTGCGACTCGATCACATGCATCTTGTCCGGCGGCAGCCACTCAATCGTCGTCGGCAGCCCATAACCGTCCCGGGCGGTGATCAGCCCCCACGCCGTCCCAGTCAACGCCGCCGAACTGACGAACTGGAACAGCCAATCGAACCGGTTTTGGTAGGCACTCGGCTTGGACAGCAGCTGCCCGAGGGGCATCTTCAGCTTCCGCTCACCCGCGTCCCGGTACTGCTGCAACGGCGTCTGCGCCACGCCTTCGGCGAGTATGCGCACGCTGCTGTAGACAGGCTGCAACCTCAGCGCGCTTTCAAGACCGGTGGCGGTTCCAGCGACCTTCGACGGATGCACGGGGCCGCCGACATCGAACCGCCACGTCCAGTCATCCCAATCGGGGTAACCAAGGCCGCCAGGGAACGCCCCCTATCGCTCTTACCTCGGCGTTGATCCTGTCGACCAGGCTAATGGTGACCACCTCCAACCGCCTATCATGAGGTTCATGCCTCGACCGACACCTGATCTGACCGGACAGCGCTTCGGGCGCCTCACTGCCCTTAGCCGCTCACCACGCAAAGGCCACGCCTACTGGAACTGCCGCTGCGACTGCGGCAACGAAACCACCGTCAACTCCAGTGCGCTCCGCCGCGGCCGCACCGTCAGCTGCGGATGCTACAAACTTGAGCTCTTCCTCGCCCGCTCCACCAAACACGGACTACTCACCCGCGTCGGCCGCTCACCCACCTACAACTCGTGGGCCAACATGATCCGCCGCTGCACCAAACCCGCCGACCCGCGCTACCCCCAGTGGGGAGGCCGCGGCATCCGTGTTTGTGACCGGTGGCTGGACTACCCCACGTTCCTCGCCGACGTCGGCGAACGCCCACCCGGGACCACGCTCGACCGCATCGACAACAACGGCAACTACGAACCCGGCAACTGCCGCTGGGCCACACCCCGCCAGCAGATGGCCAACAAAACCGGCGTCAAACTCACCCGGCAAGTGATCCTGGAAATCCAGCGCCTCCAAGACCAGGGCCTGATGGTCCACGCCATCGCCGAGGCAACCGGCATGCGCCGGCAGACCGTCGGAACAGTCTGCACCGTCCTCGACGCGGTCAAGCCGGAGACGACGGCCTGACAGGACGCTTCGCCCGGCCCTCCTGCCAGCCCACCTTCACCGCCACCGCACACCACGCCAGCGCCAGCCACGCCAGCCCGAACGCCTTCGCCGTCACCCACCCCAAACCGAACAACACCGCCGCCACCAGCGTCAGCACCGAACGGCCGAACCGCACCTCCCGCGCCTGCGCGCTGATCGCATCCAGATCCACCCGCTCAGTGATCGCAGTCATGCCACTCGCCTCCGGTGAGTCTCTATGCGCACTGATTCCGTGGGAACAGCACTAGGCCATCCGACTGCTCGAGCTGTTCCTGCTGGCGCAGCGCATGCTCATCAAGGATCTTCTGGGCGAACTTGGGCTTGCCCTCACGCTGCATGCGGATGTTGCAGGTCTTGCAGACCCACCAGACGTTCCCGGGCCAGACCGGCGGGAGGTCGGCGTTGAAGATGTCGATTGTGAGCTCTTGGAGCCCTTCCTTCATCTCGCGATAGAAGTTCAGCGTCGGCACTCCATCGAGGCGGTATGGACAGACCGGACAATAGCCATGCTCAAACTGATACTTCATCTCAAGCGCTCTGAGTTCGGCATCCCAGCCGATCGCTACGAGGTCGGCGACGCGCACATGCAGGCGCTTGGCGTGGTCCTGGCGGCGTGACCTGAATGCGTGCAGATACGGGTTCTCATCACGCTTCGCGTTGCGCATCGTGATTCGGCAGTCCTTACAGATGCTGTCCCTGTAGACCTTCGGCAAGGATCCTTGCCGAACACCGGGCGTCTTGATCTGGAACTTCTCGTCTGGCAGGCACTCGCCGCTTGGATGGTTGGGGCCGTAGCACCAGCGGGCCATGGTGTTCCTTTCGAGGAGGCGGAAGCCCCCGTGCGCCTCGGACCACACAGGGGCTTCCTAACCGCAGGCGCGACCTGCGGCTTCTATTACCTAACCAACCGACCGGAGCAGGACGCGGCTTAGACGGGCGCGGGCCCTACGTCCGGTGGCTCTGCGGGCAGTTGCGACGCGCCAGGTGGCTCAGGTTCGGCGATCGGATGCGCCGGCTCCGGCGGCACCTCCGGCTCCCCAGGCTCAGCCACCCACGCCGGCACCACCACATACCTCCAGCCCACCGTCATCACCTCACAGAATTGAGCAGGTCATACGGCGCCTTAGCCGACCTGCCGAAACGGTTAAAACCCCACAACGCCAGCGTCACCGCCGTCAACGGCGAGATATCAACAACCGGGGTAGTCCTGTCCCACGCCCACGCATCCGACAAACGGCGTGTCTTCGCACCAGCAAGAGCCGCCGTCAACGGCCCCTGGCCCATATGCCTGATGTCACCCTGCACCACCGCGTCATAAAACTGCGAACACGCCTCCGCCGCGTTCCGCGCGGTGAACGGCGCCGTCACAGCCACCCCCGCCTGCGTCAAAGCCTCCACCAGCGCCCCCGCGTGTGACCCCGGATCCACCACGATCGCCACCGGCCGCCACCGCTTGTACAACTCGGCGACCTTCGGGACCACCCACTCAGTGCCCCGGGCGTGCCTGATGACTTCCACATGCAGCCGGCCGTCCCTGCGCTGGCCGGCCACCCCGACCGCCGCGGCGCGTCTTTCTGGGGCGACCTCGACCGCGAACGCGACCGGATTCCGCACCTGGCTCGCGGCGTCCTCGAGGATCTTCCACTGATCCTCCGCCACCACCGCCCACCTGGCGGCCTCATCCGACGGATAGTCCCCGACGCTGAGCCGTTCGACCGCGAAATCCTCCGGCGACATCGTCGCCATCTCATGCGCCACATGCGGCGGCGGGATCAGCACCGACAATGACGGGTTCGTCTTCGCCCACACCTGCGGGTCGTCCATCCGGTCGTGCTGGGTGCAATCCGGGCGGCAGAACACCGTGCACAAATCCGCCGACCACTCGAAATACGCCAGCGACGGATCAGGTTTGCCACTGGCCGCGGCTTTCCGGCCACGCCGCCACACCCGGCCCAGCTGAACCGAACCCTCCCGCCCCGCCGACGACGCATACCACAACTGCGGATTCGGCCTCGTACTCATCGTCGGCAGCAACGCCGACATCGCGTCATCCCCCAAGTCATACGCCTCATCCAGGATCAGGCAATCCGCCGTGAAACCCCGCCCCGACGCCTTCGACCGCGCCAGAAACCGCAACCGCGCGCCCGACAGGAGCTCCACACCCTCCTCCCCGTTCGTGCGCACCACCCGCCGCACCTTCCGCCGCAGCACATCCGACCCCGTCACCAGCTCATCAACCCGGCGGAACGCCTCCTGTGACGTCTTGTACTGATGCGCCGTATGCAAAATCAGCCGCTCACCCAGCAGAAACAGCCCACCCAGCTCCCGCGCCTCCAAGACGACGTTTTTCCCGTTCTGCCGGGCGAGGATCATCGCGACCTCGAACGCGGACCAGCCCCACTTCCCGTCGCGGCGCCGCATCCCCAAACCCGCGTCGAGGACCGCCCGCTGCCACGGCAGCAGCTCCACCCCGGCGACCTGCTCCATCAGCGCCACAACCTCATCGCCGCTGGTCAGGTCCGCCGCCGGCACCGACCGGAACACCGGCTCCTGCCGGCCGGTGAGCGGGTCAGCCTGCGTCACGCAGCTTCGCCTCCCGCGACCTGGCCAGATCATCGACCGGATCCGACACGGTGACCGGTTCACGCAACTTCGCCAGGCTCAGCAGAACCGCGTGGAACTGCGCCGAAACCGGCGCAAGATACGAATTGATCACCGAACCCTCATCAAGTTTCCGCGCCAGATCTAAGGCGAGGCCGGCGAGCGCGCTGGCCCGTTCGGCGGGTGGCAGGCGGCGCAGGTCGCGCCGGACGCGGCGTTCATGCTCACCAGGCGTAGTCACGCTGCGTCACCTTTTCTGGGGTGGTCAGAGGGGGAGGGGGCCGAAGGATGGGACGTCGCGGATGGCCAGGTGTCAAAAAAATGCTTGCGTTTATGCAGGTCAGCGCGTTGCACGAGCGATGGCCGGAGGGCCTGGTTCAACCCACCCCGGGACTCGCCAGCTGCCCGGTCACCCGGTGTGACAATCCGTCCGGCTTACCATCCGCGAAGACGGATGCCTTCACACAACAGGTTGCATTCTCATGCACATCCTGCATTCTCATTCACCACTGCCTGCTGCCAGTGGAAGGCTCACGCTTGCCGGTGCCACGCCGCCGGTTGCACCGCTGCCCGCAGGTCGGGCACGGCTGGTGGTGAGCCGGTGCCAGGTTCGCCGGGTCCTCCAGCAGGTCGATCCGTCCTGTCTGGAGGCACCACCAGCGTGGGTAGAGGTGGTCGGCTGAGTCGGCGCCGTCGTGTCCGCACAGCCAGCAGATCGTGGACTGTGCCAGCACGGCCGCGCGTACTTTGCGCCAGGTCCAGCTGCGGCGTCCGTCGATGATGCTGCCGGCCATGGCTGGCACCTGTCCATATATGGCGAAAGCCAGCCGTTGGAGACACTGCGGCTAGCTTGACGGTCTGAATCTTGCCGTATGGTCACAGGCTCGCGCAACCACCTAGCCATGGTTGGCGTGGCGTTTTTTCCACGACCGGGCGGCGTCGTCGATCGCGTACCGGCGTGGGCGGGTGGTGGTGCGGCGCCAGTGGTCGGTGGATGCCCAGGCGTAGATGGTGCCGGTGGCGACGCCGAACATGGTGGCGAGGTCGGCCGCGGTCGCGTACGCGTCTCCCATGGCTGGCCATGGTGGCAGGGGTCATGCGGCGGTGTGGTGGTGTTTGCCGATGCGGATCCATTCGGGCCCGAACTCCCACGCGGCGTGACACGTCAGGCATTCGATGGTTGAGGTGCGCCGGTCGCCATGGTCGGTGTCGTAGATCGTCGCCTGCAACTCGCGCAACGTTTCGCAGTTCTCACATGTGGCGTACCAGGTGATCCGTTTCACCACCCATGGCTGCAGCAATGCGGCGGCGGTGTTGTGGTCGTGGTTGATGGCTCCCACGATTTCACCTGCCCATGGTCTGAATGTGATCCACCGGGTTTGGCTGTTGAGCCATGCGGCCATGACTTTGACGGGGTGGTTGATCCAGTCGTCTGCTGTGGCTGCTACGGGTGGTGCGTTTTCGCGGCGGGTTTCGGTGATGTGGCGTGCCCACCATGTGAGGTCGTGTCTGATTTGGCGGATGCATTCGGAGACGTTGTCGTTGAACGGCAGCCCGGAACCGTCACCGTGGCCGCTTTTGGCGGTTGCGACTCTGGAGCGGAGTTCGTCGTAGAGCTCGGGGAGGCGGGTGAGGTTGCGGTGGAGCTGGTGCCGGCAGGCGTGGCATAGGTAGGCGTCTTGCTCAGCGGGGGTGGGTTGGTCGTCGTCGAGGTGACGGGGTGCTGAGCAGTCGGTCATGGTTGCATCCGTTCGCGGGCGTCGCGGTATTCGGTTGATGGTGGGTCGGGCTGGTGGCCGGGTGGTGGTTTCCAGTCGGGGGGTCTGCCGGCGTTGGTGGGGCGCCAGCCGTGGCCGCGGAGCGCGGTGATGATCTCGAGCGCGGTGACGGAGTGGGAGGGGCCGGGTTCGAGGGGGGCGGTGGCGGCGACGCCGTGGGTCCAGGCGCGGTCGAGGATGGCGGTGATGACGCGGGCGGCGCGCCGGTCGTCGTCACTCATGGTGATGCCTGTCCGTTGTGGTGGGCTCGTCGTTCGTCTTCGGCCCATGGGTCTTCGACGGGCGCGAGGTGGGTGCCCTTCCACCCTTCGCCGTTACGGAGATTTGCTTCAGGGGAACTTCGCTCGTGCTTTAGTTCCTCCTCTCTTAGTCCTGTGTACGACGGTGAGCGTCGTACGTTTGTACGCTGAGCGTCGTACGTCTGGTGTTCGTACGACGGTGAGCGTCGTACGTCTTCTGGGGGTCGTACGACGCTCACCGTCGTACGTTTCCGGCGGTTATCCACAGGCGCGGGAGTGTCCAGCCACAGGAGGTAGCGGGCGTGCTTCCCCGGCCGGGAGTTACGGTGTGTAGTCACGGCGCCTTCTTGGTGGAGGACGGTGAACGCGCGGGTGACGGCGCGGAGGCCGGCGAGGTGCTCGCGTCCGGTACCCATGGGAAGGCCGAGGGCGATCGACGCGAGTTCGTCATGGCCGGCGCCGTACCAGGGGACAGCGTCGCCGTCGCGGGCGCGCAGCGCCATGTAGACGAGCAGCCGGAACGGCCTGTCGTCTAGGTGACCCCAGGCGATGTAAACGCGGGACACGTTCGACGCTCCCACTCACGATGTCCGTTCTCCCGGTAAGTCGGATAGGTCAGCTGCGGCGCTTGTAGCCGCCGGTCTCGAAGATCCACAGATAGGAGTGGACCTTGCGGGCGTGGATCTGCCTTGCCCATCGGCCAGTGGTCACCGAGGACGGCGCGGGCGGCACGAGCAGGAATAGATCGCGGGCGTACAGGCCGAGCTTGCCCGCGAGTTCGTAGATGGTGATGTGGGACCAGCGCTGACGTTCTGAGGCGAGCGTGTCCTTGCATTTGACCCAGAGCTGGCCGCCGTCGCGCAGGACGCGCACGGCCTCGGTCATGCCGTCCTGGTAGAGCTGGATGATCTGGGCGTAGGTGATCATGTCGGTGGTGGCCAGGCCGTTGTAACGGTCCTTGAGCATTCCCTTGCCAGGCGAGTGGATATAGGGAGGGTCGAAGACCAGGGCGTCGATCGAGTCGTCGCGGTAGGGCAGCGCCCGGAAGTCGGCGGCGATGACGCCGGGCTTCATGGGGATCAGGTCGGAGGCCAGGAAGCGGTATTGGCTGACGTCGGTACGCCGCCAGAAGCGGCCACTACTGAACGTGACGTCGGCTACAGCATCGCCGGGCGCGAGATAGAGTTTGGCAACGTCGGCGATCAGCTGCTCGTTGGTGCCGAAGGTCACGGTCGTTACGGGTACCTCGCGGCGGTTCCGGACCCGCCGCATGCGCGTGGCGTGTCTGGCGCGCCTGCACTCGGCGGACTCGCAGAACTGACGGGGGCGTCCCGCCTGGGTTGTCAGCGGGAGCGGAGAGCCGCATGAAGCGCATGTGCGAAATATGGTTTTTGGCACGCCCCCCAGCGTCCCGCGCGTGGCGTGCGAAGAACGATTATTCGCACGTGACACGCGGGCTACCATTCGAGCCCCGCTAGCGTCTGGCTGCCGGCGGGGCGCTTCCCGGCGCGGTTGTACTTCGGATCGAGCCGCTTGATCATCAACGCTTCTTCGGCGGCTGCTTCTTCTGAGGTATCGAAGGCCGCCACGTCCACGCGGCTCACCTCGTTGGCCCACGGCTTCCGGTGGGTCGGGTTGATGGTGGTGAGGTGCTGGGTCAGCCGCTGCATGACTGGCGTGCCACAGCTCTTGCCGACGTACAAGCACTGACCGTGAGCGTCGAACATCCGGTACACCCAGTTACTTCGCGCGAGAGCGAAGTCCACCGGGATGTATTGCGCCATACACACCGTCCTGTCCTCTGTAGGTGGAGGCCCGCCCCCGACGCAGGCAAAGGCCAGACCGTCTGATCGACGGGCCTCACGTCCTGGCGCCCGTCGTGACCGGGCTGGCAGCCTGCTGCGGCCAGGGAAGTTGGGTGGCCGGCCAGCTGGGGTGTTCCGCGGGGGTTGCGGGGGTTCCTCCATGGCTGGCCGGCCACGTCTCAGGGTTTGTCGCCGTGGTCGATCATGCGGTGGATCTGGCCGACGTCCTCACACGCCTGGAGCATCCGGGAAATGACCCGCAGGTCCTCATCGGGCAGGTCGGCGTACGAGTCGAGGATGGTGTCGGTGCCGGCGAGCGCAGCGACGAGGTTGAGCCGTTCGTCGTCGTCTTCGATACCCAGCCGTGTGAGTTCGGCGGACACCATTTCGGCGTAACGCCCATGGGGTGACGCGACGGCGGCTTCGTGCCATCCGGCCGGGGCGGGTGTGGTTTGGATGGGGATATCGACGGCGACGTCGGCGAATGTGGCGGGGAACGCCATTCTCCACGCCTGCGCCTCAGCGCATTTCCTCGTCTGGTTCGCGGGCATTTTCGCCCACAATCCCATCGGTTCACCGGTCTTCGGGTGAAGTTTGACGAACTCGTGGTACGCGGCCTGCCCAGCGAACGGGGCGCCGTCGATGACGATGGTCACCTCGACCATTCCGGGTGGTTCTTGCGGCCGCACCCAGTACGGGGTCCTGTTCCCGTCGGTGTCGTAGTACACGGCGGCGGCGATGCCGTATTTGAGGCCGCGTTTGTTCGCTTCCCTGTTGCCGATGTACCGGAATCCGTCGATCTCGGTTTGGATGGTCCACTTGTCCCCGTATTTGATCATGGTGACGTGTTTCGACCACGGGTCCAGGCCGTGCGCCTGGCAGTAGTGGAAGAACACCGCCAGTTCCGCGTTCGGCGCGTTTTCGACGCCGAGGGCGCGCAGGCCGGCGAGCTGGTATTTGTCCCATCGTGTCTGGCCGGGGCGGATCGCGAGTTCGGTGGCTGGCGCGGCGGGCATGGGGTGGTGGATGGTCATGGGCGGGGGTTCCTTCGCTGGGGTGGGTGTGCGGGGTGCGGTGATACGGGTCGTGCATTTGTGCGCGGGGCAGTGGTAGACGGCCCGGTCTGGGCCGGATGGGCCCATGTAGAGGAGGCGGTGGCCGTGGGGGAGGCCGGTGCGCCCGTCGATGACTCCGCAGCCGATCTGCCCGCCCAGGTCACGGTGGTCGGTGTCACACACGGGACAGTTATTGACGGAGGCGGGCATCACTGGCCCTCGAGACGTTCGATGTAGTCGCGTTTCTCCGCTTCCCAGTCGCATGAGAACGGCAGCGGGTGCGCGGGGCACCTGTATTCGGCGAGGACCTGGCGGGCGTGCCGGTCGCGGAGCTCGTAGCAGGGGCAGGTGAAGAACAGCGCGACCGCGGACATGCGGCGGGGCCCGGCGCCGGGGGTGCGGCTAGCCACCCGACGGGGGAGGGGTGGGTCCTCGCCCGCGCCACCCGGCGCCGGGGGCTTACGCAGCTGTGCGGCCTTGTGGTTGAACACGACGTAGCCCAGGCCAAGCAGGAACCAGGCCGCGCCGGCGGCCAGCCCGATCTCCCACCACATCACGGCAGGTCCTTCCCGGCCAGCAGTTCGGCGAGGAGGCCGATCAGCGGGTACAGGTCATCGGGCGCGGTGTGGTGATACCAGAAGCGGCGCGGATGCTCCTGCCGGGCGGCGGCGAGTTCGGCGTCCCGCCGCCGGGTCAGAGCCTGTTCCCGCGCGGCGGCGACCCGGGCGGTGACCTCAGCGTCGGCCATGCCGGTTTCGTCGCCGCGCCACGTGTACCCGCCGCCGGTGGGGCGGCCGTTGGTGATGGGCCGGTACCGAACCGAGGTGCCGGTGGCGCGGTACAGGGCCTGCGAGACGGCGTCGTGTCTGCCGACTTCCCAGGTCCCCTGTTCGGTGACCGGATGCCCGGAGCTCATGGGTGGATCATCGCCGTGTAGAGGGTGATGGCGGAGTCCTGGAGCTGGGTGACGGTGGGCGCGAACGCGGCCCAGGCTGCGGCCCTGGCTGCGTCCCTGGCTGCGTCCCTGGCTGCGGCCCTGGCTGCGTCCCTGGCTGCGGCCCTGGCTGCGTCCCTGGCTGCGGCCCAGG